TTATTTGGCTCATCTAGATAAACTAGAGTTATATCGTGGCCGAAAGTCCATGATACAACGTGCAAAAGAATATCTTTCACTTTGTGAAAGATTTTCCTTGCACCAGCCATTTAATCCACTGCCATTCACAAAATCAGATAAGAATGGGTTTCCTTCCGTACTATCGGACTTTCGTCCTTTACTACGAGGGAGTAGTAATCAACGACGTGCAGCGCTTTCTGTACTGCGCATTGTTGAAGACTACCGACTACCAATATCGAAAGATATTAGTACAGTAATTAAACCTTGTGATTACTCACAAGAATTAATGACTGACATTCTTAACTTCATACCAAAATGGGTTAAAGAGTTATCACTAACTCTTAACTTATCTGATATGAAGTATCACTATACAGTAAAGAATGGCCCTAATGGCCAAGCTTTATTGCAAAGTGATTATGATCTTGGAGCGGTGATGGCGGACGAAAAGTTATTCGGAGCAATCCGAACAATTTCTCGTACACTAGGCGACGAGTTTCCAGCAGATGAAACCTTCCAGATTAAATCTGGAGGGATCCATTCAAAGCTTACTCAGTTTCCTGAGAAAGCTGGGAAGACGAGAACTATAGCTATAGTAGATTACTATAGCCAAAGGGCTCTTAATCCTCTTCACAAAGGATTAATGAAGATCTTACGATCTTTAGTCTCTGATGGAACATATTCACACGATAGAATCGGTGAATATGCTAAACAAAAGACACTTGAGAAATCAAGTATCATTTGCGCAGACTTGACGGCGTTCACAGATCGGTTTCCTGGTATTATCCAGAAAACTCTTCTTAATTCTCTCTTAGACAATAGGAGAGAACTAGCTTCAGCATTTTGGACTCTCCTTGCGGAGAGACAATTTACTGTTGCGTGGTCGCGAGAACAAGTAACCTACTCGTGTGGGCAACCAATGGGAGCCTACGCAAGTTGGCCACTTGCCTCCTTAGCTCATCATCTACTAGTTGAATATTCTGGTCAACACGTCAAAGACGTGAAGAACAGATATCGACTAATAGGTGATGACGTCATCATCACTGAAGCGTTAATGGGACAGAATTATTTACAGAATATATCAGCACTAGGTGTTGATGTAAACTATAATAAAACTGTAACATCCCTTGAGGAATCTAAATATTCTTCAGCGGAAGTAGCTAAGCAACTTTTCCTTAATGGAGAAGTTCTTACACCAATAACGCCTGGTATACTTAGAAACCTAAAGAACCCATGGTT